CCGTTTGTAAACGTACCTTGTGCAATTAATGAATATGGCAACATAAAAAACCTCCTTAAATACCTGTTGAGCGTAAGTTTTGAATCCAGAGGTCGTTTGTGATGCACTGCCCTTGATAGAACGAGCAACCAGCCGTATGACGGAGCATACATGGGTCATTGTTATATCCAGGAGGAAGGTAAATAAAGCGAGCTTTACCACCTGCTTGCCACACGACTTTATAAGCTTCTTTAGCAGCAACAAAGCAGTTGGCAATGTCATTCCCAAGCAATGAAGCATTAGGAGTTACAGAGCCTTGCTCAGATGCAAAGAATCTCACGTTATTTGCTCCGCCAATTTCCGTAGAAAGCGTCTGAGAGATATTCGGGTACTGGAATTTCTTAATGAACCCAGTCATGCTGTACAGAACTGGTATCATCCTAGTGGTCAACATGCAACCATAAGCATCACCAATAGGGCTAGTTCCAAATCTATCTTCAGCTTCAACAATGTTAGTGATATACTCTCCAGAATTGTTCTGAAGTACAGTAAACACATCATCCACGTCTGAGATAGTCATCTCAGTAGGAATATCGCCATTTGAACCACCAACGCAGTTGATGATCGAAGCAGAAGATTCGAGGTTATCTCTTTGAAGGGCATCTTGAGTCTCACGGAGAGACTGACCAAGACGGGCCGCGGCAGAGTTAAGAACTGGATCTTCGTTTGTGATTGTAACTTGACGGGTCAACACGATATAGGTCGCGTAAACACGTACACGGCAATCCACGTCAACACGGTTAAGCTGTTGTGGTGGAGGGTTGTTTTGGGCATCGTCAAGAGGCACTTCAAACAGGTCAAGCCTGTCATAACGTGATTGACGATCAATAAATCCCTGATTATCTGGCAACTCAACTGGTGTAGCAAACAACTGGTGAATCAAGTTGTGCTCAGGAGTTGACAGCAATTTAGAGTTATATCGCTGCTGAATTTGTGGGGGCAGCGTGCTAATTGATACTGTCATTTAGATTCCTTCGACCTGTTAGGTCAGTTCAGGAACCGAACTGGCTAAAGCAGCATACCCATGCATTTCACGATAAAGATCCTTCTTCATAGCATCCGTTAGTTTGAAGGCTTGAGCTATTGGACGTTTATCAAAGGCCATCGGCGAAGTTACCGATTTTTCAGCCTTTTCTAATGCCCTATCTACCTGCTTTTCTCTTCTAACTTCTTTTGCTGTCTGGGAAAGCCCCATCGCTTTGATGTATTTGTAGCTCTGTACTCCGATCTTATAGGGGTCTTTAGACTCCGCAATCGCAGCCGCCAATTCTGGCTCTCTTTCTTCCAAAATTGATAAAGTTTCTGGATTGACGACCTCGGAGAAATCTGAATATTGACGATTCAAGCGATCCATGAATTGACTATCTTGCTGCTTCTTAAGGGCTTTTTCAACCTCTTGACGCACAAGATTTTCGGCGTTTTTAAGAACTTTCTGAGTGTTTTTCTCAGCTAGCTTTTTGACCTTTCCTAAAGGAATGAACTCTTCATCACCGATATTATCAAATTCATCGACTTCTTGACGCTGAGGCGCTGAGTTTGCAAGTTGAGCTTGCATGATCTGCATCTGAGCTTCTCGAAGTTGCTTCAGTTCTCTTTCGAGCTCGGCATTCTTAAGACGCATCGCCTTCAAATGCTGATTATTAATCGGCTCTTGATGGGTTTGTGTCTCATTCACTTCATTGACTTGGGTTACTTCTTGAGGTGCTACCTCATGGGCTTCGCTGTTTAAAGCATCTTCTGTCATGAATTTTCCTTTTATGGTCGGCTAGCCCCATTTTAACGCCGTGCGCTGGGCTAGTTCGCTTTTTGTACGCCCTTTCTTGACTTTCTTCAATAAAATTATTATATGTAAACAAAAAAGTGAAAAATATGATCTGCTTGAAATGTAACGAACCAAAAACCGAATCAGACTTTATTAAAAATCAAGAATTTTGCTACAAGTGTGAATATCGGATTAAGCTAAAGAAAATCCAGTCTTTAGAGACGCCAAAAAAAAGAATTTGTCGCTTTTGCTCAAAAGAGATCATTCACAAAAGAAACTGGAAAAAGCGCCAAAGAACAATTTATTGCTCTCAAGAGTGCGCTGAAGAGGGTCACAAGAAATTAATTTATAGCCATTGGACAAGGCACATTAAAACCGAAGGAACAATTTCATGGAAAATCAATCACTCATAGACCCTTCAAGAAAGACCGCAGGGGCAATTTATAGAGATGCGCAGATTAACGGAGAAAAAGGGGTCATTATTGGAGATGTCAATCATGAGATTAAAAAAGATCTTGTAAAAGACATTAACGAGGCAATTGAAGCAGGGGTGAAATCAGGAGAATTCAAAGATAAACCTTTTTATTTGGCAATCTATGAAAAATATGACCTTATGATGAAAAAGGGGCTTGTAAGATTAAGAAAGATCACTAAATATCGCCCCTACCCAGAACAAGACTCAATGGTTTTTCGCATCTTTCCCAATGGAGATGTTTATTTTTGTTGGGAACTTCCTCATAGATCGCAAATGCTAAATATCCTAAATAGTCCTGATATTTTTGACCCTGAAAGGGTTGCAATGATTAAGAGGTGGGAGAATCTTCAACTAGAATATTTTGGATTTATAAAAGACCCTAACGGAAATTGGATTGAAAACCCTCTTTTCCGAGGAGATTTTTTGATGGGAACTAACGACGGACAAAAGCAGGCTAAAATTTTGGTTGCTTAAGTTTTTAAGGAATATACGTCTTTAATGTTAAGAAATCTAACATTTTTTCCATTATATTCAAATTGCATAAATCCTTAAAAAACGGGGACGTCTCCCCGAAGAGATGCTATCTATTAACCCGAAATAGGGTGAGAGTCTTTCCCCAGGTATTACATCAATATCATCTCAAAAATTGCCCCCAAAAGGATTCGAACCTTTACCTCTAGCCTTTACGACTATTATTCTCCAGTACCTCAATGCCGTACGAGCATCGACGCTTTATCTGAACCTTTTAAACTATGGACGCATTTGTGACTGTAAAAAAAAGATATTATTTTTTTCTAGTCTTTCATGAAATAGGTGAAAAATCTGGTTTAGTTTGTACGGGAAAACCAGCAAAGCCCAAAATTGACGGCTAGGCATCCCCAACCCAAATCAATGTAAAGCAGATTTACAATCTATTGCTTAGGAGTGTGCAAGGTCATGGTCATTTTGTCTTGTCGCAATCTAATGTTTTCCATGTCTTGCATAGTTCTTTCAGGCTCTCGACAAAACTTAGAAGTGTATTGATCTTCCATTCTGACAGGGCCTTTTTGAACTTCTACCTTATTAAACTTAGAATTTTCTCGTTTAGGCATTTTTTTCTCCTATTAAGAATAGCGTCCTTGATAAGATTGCTTATTCAAGTCTTTTGCCATTCCGCCTTGTCGTCTATCTTGCCTTTCGACGTATTCAGTTGTTTTGCTGAATCCTTTTTCTGCAAAGTCTTTTTCAGGCTTTTGGTAATCTGTAACATGAGGAGACATATCTCCTTGTGTATACCCAGCTTTTGACATTTTTTCTTTCATAATAACACCTTGTTTAAACTAGTTTAGACAAATTTTATTCTCATGCAACATTTTGGTTATTTGCAACTACTTCCTTTTCAGGGTTTGCTACTGGACTCAAAGCATTGAGAATTTCCACTTGCTGCATCAAATGATCTAGATCCATTCCTTTTAGTTCTTTCATTGCTTTAATAACATTAAGCAAGCTTGCGGTATCTTCTTGATGAGCCCTTCTTAATTTATCTTGAGCAACTGCGGTATCTGTTTGAATTTTGGCAACTCTTTCTTTTGCTAAACCGTCTTGACCACGGGCATAGGATATTTTAGTCATATTATCGACTTGCATTTGCTGCATCTGAAGCTCTTCAACTTTCTGTTGTTGCTCTTGCATAGCTTTTTGTTTCTGCATGACTTTTTCGATGATCCTATCTTTATTCTGCAATGTCATGCATTCTAAAACTTCATCTGGAGGGATAAGATCAGGATATAATTGCTGGGCATGAAGAATCTGAGCTAATTCTAGTTGCTGCTGAGTTTCTGTTAATGCTGCCTGAACTACCTTACAGCCATATTTAAAAAAGATTCCACTGTCAAATTCTGCTGTAGGCTCTTCTCCGATGACTTGTCTAACTTTTCCATATGTCCAATTCTTTTGAATGAACTCGACTTCCAAATCACTACAAAGTCTTTGAGATTCATCACACTGATCAAAAAGCCTCTGAAGATTTCTAGCGGTAGCAGCTTGTCTCATCATTGTAATGATGCCAGCCTTATCATCAATATCAATTCCCATTGCATTAGGATCAATGCCAGCAATGTTGTAGAAAATCCCCTTTAGCATCTCTTCCATTTGAAGCATCACGGGAGAAGGGGGAACAATAGGCATTGCCTGAACGTCATCCATCTGGAAGTCTGGATCAATCGATAAAACTCGTCCATGCCCAGAATTTAAAGCATCTTCAGGAGTAACTAAAGCGCCTTTTTTGATTTTAAGCCCTTGTTGTTGGGCATCAAGAATTTCTAAATTGGATACTTTTAAGCGATTTAAGAGGTATTGGGGATCCCTAAGATCCCTCATCACCCCTCTGAATTTGTATGCATAATATGGAGTATCCGCTGTAAAATATCCCAACATCGGCACAACAGGATAACGATCCATCCCGTAGGGGTTGGGCTCATCAACAATAACACGGTCGTTAAGTATGATAGAGCGTCGGACAGTAGGCACAGGCTTTTTAATAACTGCCAATTTTCCTTTAAATGCTTGCATGATCTCTTTAAGCTGATCTTTAGAGCCCTGAAACTCTTGACATTCTTCAGTTTTTTTATCAACCAGAAAAGTTGCTTCACGATTTGTCAAATACCAATATTCATCAAAAGCGATAAGGTTAGGAAATTGAATCTGATAGACTTCCGGCATATAGAAAAACTTGTCATCGCGATAGGTTCCTTTGGGTAGGTTTAAGATCTCGTCGCCAAATTGAGGATATAATAGGGCTGCTTCTTGCTGGTCAAAGAATGTCCTGACCCACCAGAAGCGTGCGTCACTCATATCATGCTTACGAAAATAGGGATCGAAAAGACATGACTTCATGTCAACATAGCGCCAACGGGGATCGGGACTAATCGGATCTTTTGTACTATCTGCGTACATGTACATAAATCCAAGGCCTTGGACTACCGACCCAAGCTCAAAAGCATCACTGAAAGTCTGATGAAACCCTTGTTTATGATTATGATAAAGACATTTAGTAAACTGATCCGCTGTTTTTTGCATACCAGTGTGAATAGGGATAACAGCCGAGCTTTTTCGTGTCTGTCTTTGCTGGCCCGATATTGCTTGGCTGATCGGATTCATGATATTGAAATTCCAGATCTTTCGCCGATAAGTTGCAACCCCTGGAAATATTAACCCCCAAATCTCCTGATCGCCAATTGTAAATCTCTGATCAACGTCGCATTGATACCATTGAGTTTGAAGGATATTTATACAATCAGAATAGTTTTTTTCCATGCTCTGACGCAAAGAAATGTTAAGTGAATCCTCTGGCCATATGAGGGGATCATTATTGCGCATTTAACACCATAGATTTTATTAACTTCATCCTGTAAGATAAAAATTATTACAATCAAGGATAATAGAATGGAAAGAATGCCCATTTCACAAGATGATTTGCAGGATGTTATGGAAATGACCCAAAAAATTGAGGCTTATATTGGAAGAACTTTAAAAGGACAAGAAAAATGCTTGGGAGTATCGGCTCTCTTTAGTGCTGCGATAAATTCAGCAATGTCTCAATGCGACACAATGCAAGACGTTATTTCAATGAGATCGCTTTGCATGTGCATCTTTGACCAGATCATCTGCGATATAAAAATTAAGGAATGACTTAGGACATAAATGAG